ACATGAAGGTCAGAGATGACCAAAATTCTATCGTTTTTTCCTGTTTTAAGAGCCGTAGAAGGGGTACTTTCACCTTTCCTAGGTCTACCCCTACCCCTTTTTATTATTATTGAATTTGTCTGCGACTTTTTCTGCTGATCTTCCAACTGTATACCCTCCTATCCCTACTAGGATAATGTTTAATAGGGAGTTCTGTACAGACTCTGGAATGTTAGGTGCAGTAAACCCAAACCAATGAGCTACCATTAAACCAGCAAACACCAACATCATTATTGGTCGCCAGTTTCTTTGTAAGAATCCTCCCTGTGCTTCTGTTTGTATAATTTTAGCAGCACCTTCTAGCTCTGCTAGTTCTCCTGCTATAATTTTTTCTTGGACTTTTGCTTTAAGTTTTTCAGCATCACCTTTGTTATCTACAACTTTATCAATGGTTTTAAATACTGCTCCTGCAATCGGTCCGAGTAAGTTAAGCATTGATCCCTGCCATTATGTCTGCCAACTTCTTGGCTCTCATGGGTGTCTGTTTTCTCCATCTACTGTTTAACATTTCCCCTGCACATTCTATATACCTCTGGTTGTATAAGTGTGATAAAGCGTTTTTAAATTTTGATACACCATCTTCCCCCATTTGAAAAACCATTTCGATAATAACTTCACGAGCTGCTTCAGCAATATCATAACCGTCAAGAATCCTCTCAGCACCATCAACTGCACGTTGAAAATCACTCTGAAATAAATTCTCCCATCCTGATCTGTCTGTCGGTATATCTTCACCAGGTATGATCTTATGTCCATAACCCCCAGTTTCAAATCCCAATGTATCTTTGTAAACAGTTTCACAATATCCTTCATGTTCTTTAATCCTCTCTTTAAGTTCAGTATACATCACTCTTGGTTGTACAGAATCCTGTAATAAACAAATCTTTTTCTTCATTTAAACTATACTTAAAATTATCCACATATGCAATACACTGTGGAACTGTATTAAAATGTTCTGTTAGGGGTTCTGCTACACATACCTCCTCCAATGGGGAGTATAGCGATTGCACACAAGCAATCAGAATTAGGTATACTTTCATACCTAGTATATTATAGAGATTATTATTCCGAGTAAATTAGAGAATACTAAGAAGCCAACGCTCCAGAGTACTCTCTTAATCATGTTCATATCTTTTTCAATATGATATAAATGGTTGTTTTGAATGGTGTTTAAACGTTCAGAAATAACAGCTACTTGCTTATCAAGATTAGCTAGTTTTTCTGTGTCTAAAGTCATGCGGCTTGACTCGGTTTCTTTTGATATTTAAGTTCCATGTTCTCAGCTCGTAATAATTTATTCTTTTCTTTTTCTTCTTGTAACATATCTAGAGCCATATGATAAGTCTTTTTCATTTCGTAATATTCTTTTTCAATAGTATGTGCTTCAGCTGCAGTCATATCTTTTCCTTTCATTAAATTGTGGTGTAAAGGATCTATACTATTATAATCAATCATTCAAATCAATTATTTTGCCATCGCATCTTGATCTAATAGCCAAGATATTCTATCTAGTTGTTTACGCATCTTATCATAGTCTTTATGCATCTCCATAATCCTAGTCATATCTCTTTCATTGTTAGCTATTCTGCTATCCATCTTAGAGATAAACCATACAAGCGATACCGATTGTACTGCTATCGCCATGATGATGCCTATGGTTTTACTGTCTATGTTCATTAGGGTTTATCGCCAAGCATATCATTCCATACAGCTTTGATTTCATCAGTAGTTGTTGCTGTATCTACTTGGCTAGGTAAATCTCTCAGTGTTTGTTTATCAGTAACAATCGCAGTGGTGTCATTACCTTGTTCTGTTGCTCTCATAAAATCCACATCTAGTTTTTCTAGTGCAGACTTCCTAGCTTCTCTAATTTTATCTTTCCAAATATTTTTAGCTTTAGGTATGTCTATTACGATTCCCATACTACATCTTCTCCTGTTCCGTCTGTTAGTTCTGCATCATCAATAGTCCAAGCACCTCTAAATGTTCTGTCGGTTGATATTTCTGAAACATTTACAATTTTATATGGTTTGCCTGTAGGAACATCTTTTTGTGCTATTTCTTCAATAGTCTTGTTTACATTTTTGGCGGGAATTAAAATTCCTACTGTTCCGTCATCTTGTTTGTAAATTATTCTTTTAGTTTGGTCTGCCATTATTTACTCCTTACCAATCTCCAAATGCCATAAATGAAACATAATATGAGTCTTGATTTTCTGTTACTATTCTAACTGAGCCTGTTTGTAATTTAGTAGGAGCAGATTGAATACCAGCAGATTTAATATTCCAACCACTATGATTTGTAGCAGTGCTAGTACCCGCTATTGCATAGTCAGCATTATTACAGTTCGTAGAAAAGTTAATATCATATTGACCATTTGAAACATCACCAATCGAGCTTACATTGTAATCATCTTGTAAATTTATAGTTCCTGTACCTAAAAATTTACACCAAGCACCTACCGAAATAGTTTCTCCTGTACTTGCAAATAATCTTCCTGTAACAGTTGCACCACTTGATGAGGTTTCTAATTTTTTAGCGTTGTCGTAGTAAAGTTCTACTGCATCATTCTGTTTTAATCTTGCATATGTTTCTGTTCCGTCTCCAGTTTGAAGCCATATGTCATTAGAACCTCTTAAAAATAAATCACCACTACCTTGGTCTACAATGTAACTATTAGAACCATCGTGATAAATCTGTAAGTCATCACTAGTACCTACTCTTAATTTAGCATTGTCATTTAAGTCTAAGTTACTAGCACCGACATCACCAAACACACCAATACCAGAAGATGTAGTAGTTAGTTTGATTGCGTTGTCGTGATATAGTTGTACTGCTCCGTCAGAAGTAAATATTGCTTTATCTTCAGTACCAGAGGAGTTTTGTATTTTGACATTGGCATCACCTTTTAAAAGTAAATCACCAGTTCCTGTTTCTCTTACTTGTGAATGAGTTCCGTCATGGAATATCTGTAAATCATTTGAAGCACCTAATTGAATTTGGTCATCATCTCCACCATTGATATTAAACCCATTCATATCTAATGTACCACCTAACTGTGGTGTTGTATCATTAACTACATCACTAGCGGGTACATTATCTAACGCAGTAGATTTAACATCACCATTAGCATCTAATAAATCGGATAGGTTTCTTGTTTTACTCACTTGGTTGCTCCTCTATTACTTCTGGCTCTGGTACTTCTGGTTCTGGTGGTGCTACATATTCAGCGATTGTGCCGAACTCACCATTAACACATCTTTGATATAAATCTCTGCCATGAGCTTCCACATCATTCGGGTCAGCTAAAAATGAAAGATAGCCTTCGCTTTCTAAGTGTTGCCATTTAGCTTCTACCATAATTAAAGTATGTTCTGCATTACCCCATTGAGGGTTTTGAGCATCTATTAAAGTACAAGTAAAATTTGTCATTAAGCTATCCTTACCCCTACAGTTGTTCTTTTTGCATTTCCGTCATTATCTTGAGCACCCATAGCTCTCCATGTTCCACTAGGTGTGATGTTTGTTGGTTGTTGTCCCCAAACATTAGTAAATCTCATATTGCTGTTAGACATAGTTCCGCCAACTCCTATTGCACCATTAGTTCCACCATTATTGAATACAATATAACCATAAGTTCCTACTGTGTTTACTGATGTAGGTGGTGTTACAGAAATAGACAGTCCACCACCAGATACTACTGTCGTTCCATTAGATATGATTGCCATTATTCTATCTCCGTTAAATTAAATTTATATTTCTTGCCATTTTTGTTATTGATGAGATACAAGTTCTCCTCACCTTCTTGGAAAGTCCAAGAACCTTTTGTTCCGTCTATATCGTTTCCTTTGTCTAAGCCTTCGTTACTCATGTGGAAGTCAGAGGTATAGATGTTTCTCCATACTGAGCCTGTTGCACCTAAGTCGTAAGTGTTTGTTGTTTCTGGTAATAAATGACCACTAGCACTAATTTGTATTCTAGGAGTAGCATTTGTATAGAAACGAGTAACTGCATTTTCAGCATTTAAAATATTTAATGCTCCATCACTTCCTGCAACAATATATGAGCCAT